AGGTGGCAGAGGCAGAGGCAGAGGCAGAGGCAGAGGCAGAGGCAGAGGCAGAGGACACCAAGTAAGCCAAAGAATACCAAAATATACAAATGAAAAGAGTGATAAAAATCAAGATATTGGAATTACTAGTATTATTAATAAAATATTTAATAATATAAAATTATGAATACGATTATGATTATAAATATGATTATGAATATGAATAATAATACAATATATTGTGTCTAAATATATATGTTATATAGAATCCTATTAATATTCCTGTAATTATTAATATTAAAAACATGAATGAGTTTGATATTAAATAATACAATATATATAATATTACAATTAAAAGTGGATAATAGCTATTAGCATTTTCTATTAATGAAAAAATAATGTTCATTATATTCTATAATTTTAATGATATTTTAAATTACCAATTGTTTTAAGTGCCCAACACGTATATCAGTATTAATCATAATTTGATAACCGGCTTTGATAATATTTTTTGAAAAAGCAACATCCTCGCTACATATATCTCTAATTACCTTTCCATCATCTGCTATAATTATATTTAATTCGGCGTCAAAATATGGATATTGCATTTTATCAAAAACCTCTTTTTTAACTGCCATAAATCCCATTCCAGTATAAGCGACGGGATAATATTTAAAAGAAGTCTCTTTTTTCCACACCTCAATTTCTTCAGGTGTGCTAAACTTAAATGTTCCGTTTTCTTTGAAATAATTAATATCCCAATCTTTAACAAAAGCATAATTTGTCAAATCTGCCATTCTATACATACCCGCAACAACAGGGTGATGTTCAGCAGATTCAATCAATTCTATAACTTGCTCGGGTGTAAATATAATATCACTATCAATCGTAACCCACAAATCAAAATCTTCATTATTAAAAGGCTTCTGTGTTTCCCCTCTAAGAGTATCCAATCCCAAAGTTTTCATTCTTACAAACGAAACATACGAACCAGTCGCCGGCGAAATCAATATATCATATTTACGCATATCCATAACCTTGCTTATTGTGGAAGTCCAAGAAATTAAAAACTTGGAGCTAAAATTATCCCCTGGCAATGCAAATATAATCCGCTTCATTTTTTCAGGCGGAATATTATTACCTACTGCTGTATCAGTATTTACAGTATTTACAGTATCAACAATAGATACTTGTGTTCCTTGAATAGATTCGGGAGAGCTTTTTGATTCGGTAGATTCGGTAGATTCGGTAGATTCAGTAGATTCGGTAGATTCGTTCATTATATTTAATATTTAATAATATTTCTTATATCATTTTACGAAGAGATTATAAATGTATATAAAATATATTTGTATAATATAATATAATATATATATAATGTCGAATGATAATTATAATTATGATAATGTTATTTATAACATAGAGTTGGATAATGAATCTCCAAGGTGTGCTCAGCCTGTTAAAATTAAGAAACAACTGAAGCCTCATCAATTAGCTTGCTTATATAAGGCGATTATGATGGAAAATCATAGAAAAATTAGATATACGACAGGAGAAGAAATAGAGTCTAATATAGGTATTTTGGGAGATATTGTTGGATATGGTAAAACACTAATAGCGTTGTCTATAGTAGCTCATAATAATCTCGATAATATAGCTGTAAATAATGAGAAAATTATTAGTTATCATAGTGCTAAGGCTTATAATTATTTTAAATTAAGTTCTAAGAATAAAAATATAGCCACTTTAAATAAAATAATTAATTCTACATTAATCATAGTACCTCGCGGGCCCGTATATGTTCAATGGGAGCGAACATTGCGCGAGAGCACTAATTTGAAATATCTGGCTGTTGAAAATCTAAATTTTATAAATAAGCATATGCCAAAATATGATGGAGATCGCGATGAAATCATCAACTATTTCAATCAATATGATGTTGTCCTTATTAAAAATACGACGCTTTCTGTATTATTCAAATATTACGACCCGCATTATTTATCATTATACAAAGACCTAAAGCATTCTTCATATATTTATAAATGGAAGCGTGTAATTGTTGATGAATGTCATGATATTATTAATAAAATAGAGGGGCTATCCTATTTATATATTTGGTTAATTAGCGGAACATATTTAAATATATGCGATCGCATATATTCATCGTCTGTATCATTACATCACAATATGAGGGAGTTTATTAAAGATGACTATCTAAATTTTATGCTTGTTAAATGTAATAAAGAATTTGTTAAAGAGAGCTTTAATATTCCGCCGATTGTAGAGACATTTTATTTATGCAAGATGTCAAAGTATTTGAAGGTAATTAAAAATTACATAAGCCAGAATGTACTTGAAAAAATTAATGCAAATGATATTTCAGGGGCTATCAAAGAGTTGGGGGGAAAAAATGAAACAGAAACAGGAATAGCTAATTTAATATGTGCTGATATGAATAAGGCTATTCATAACAAATATAAGGAAAAGGATTATATTACTTTGCTAGATATTGCGGATGATGTCAAGGCAAATAAATTAAAAATGATTGAATTAGAGCTTATTAATTTGAACGAAAAACTCAAAGACTTAACAGAAAGAATATCGGAGATTGAAAGTAAGACTTGTGCTATTTGTTTGGATAACATAACTCACCCTATAATTTTAGATTGTACTCATATATTTTGTGGCAGTTGTATTATTAATTTATTAAATAGCCGTGGAATGACGGGAGATAATATTAAGAGATGTCCTAATTGTCGTGAAGAAATAAAGAGTACAGACAATTTAACCGCTATTGTTCCAGAAAAAAAAGTGGAGGCTGTAAAATTATCTAATAAAGATTCTATAGGAAAAGGCATATTAAGCAAAGAAGATACATTGATTGAATTGATATTAAATAACAAAACAGGAAAGTTTATTGTATTTAGTCGTGTAGATGCGGCATTCTCTAAAATTACAGAAATATTGACGAGTAATAACATAACGCACGCGTGTCTTAAAGGTAATACCAACCAGATGATGAATATCCTTAACAACTTTAAATATGGCAACACAAGTGTTATTTTATTAACTACGCAATACGCCGGCTCAGGAATTGATATTAGTGTTGCTACTGATGTCATAATATTACACTCTATGGATGCTGATAAACAACAAGCTATTGGGCGGGCACAACGCGTCGGAAGAATTGCCCCGCTTAAAGTACATAATCTATGTTATGAACACGAACTAAATCATAATGAAAATCTTATCATTAATAATTAGACGTTGATAATAAATAAACTTAGTATACTAAGTATAATAAAAATTGATAATGTTATATGTATAATATATATAACAGATATAACAGATATAATAGTTATAACATATTATATTATTAACAATATCAATTTGTAAAATGCCCGATGATAGAAATGCGCTGAACGGTTCAAATATAACTGGAGGAATTACTAGTAATTTTAATAAAAGAATACCCAGATATAAGATGGGAGATGATAATGTAATTAAAATATCTAATGATAAACAAAAGTATTATTTGAATATTGCCGCTAAAATTGCCACAAAATCGCCAGTTTATACACATAAACACGGGGCTATAATCGTATATAAAGATATTGTAATATCATCGGGATATAATTTTTATATAAAGGGAAATAGTATGCATGCTGAAATATCTGCTATATCAAAAATAAATAAGAAGTATAAAGGAATTCTTAATGAATGCGATATCTATGTAGTAAGAATAGGACCTAATAGCTTAGACAATCCTTTGAAATATTCGCGACCTTGTATTGATTGCGAAAGCACTATTATAAAATACAATATTAAAAATGTATATTATTCAACATCTTGTGACTATGATATAGTAAATGGTACTATTCATAATAAAAATAAATGTAAATGTTTCTTATAATTTATAGTATTACGGAATATTACGGAATATTACGGAATATTACGGAATTATAATGTAAGAGATACTTTGGGAATAATTCTTTTAATATTCTTTTTTACTACTGTTTCACGTTCATCTTCAAATATTTTTTTAAGCAATTCTTCGCCAGAAAGATCATTATATTTAATTATTTTTGTTTTAATATCATTCATTTTGATAGGAACTTTACATTCTTTAACATTTGTTTTAATTCTTCCGTGTTGCGTATTAAGGTCATTATATTTATAATTGAACATAAATTCCTCTATTTTACTATTTAAAACTCGCTGATAATTCTTGCGCTCTTTCATAGCAATACTTAATTTTCTAATCTGGTCATCGTATTTAAACCAGTCATTCACAAGATTTTTAAAAGTTTCTAATTCTTCAGGTGTAGGTTCGTTGTTATTATTGTTAATAATATCATCAACAATATTCAAATTATCCATTATATATATTATAATTGCTTATTATCCTTAAATTATTTTTTACTCGGTCTCGCTATTTTTACGGGTCTTACGGGTCTCGCTATTTTTACGGGTCTTACAGATGGCATTATGAATTTTTTCATATCAGCATATTCTCTATTTCCCTCATATTGACTCTTTTTACCTTTTGAATATTTAATTATTGTAGGATATCCATCAATATTCTTCTTGTATTTTGCCGGAAGATGTTCAAAATTATTTGCCTCTACATTTACTACGATTATATCTTTTTTATTTTTAATACTATTACATAGTTTATCCCAAGTTGGTTTTAATTGAATACAATATCCGCACATATCAGAGTAATATAATATTACTACATTATTTCCAGATATTATACTATCATTTACTTCATTCTTATTATCAAAGTTCAAATAATATAACATCAAAATCAAATCTTCTATTTATATACATTATTATTTTATCTATCTTTTATTATAAATAGAATTATGAATAATTATTATGAGGTTATAAACAAAGGAGATAAAGTAATGGGGGTACCTGATGCGCCAAAAGAATATAATATGAAGGAATTGAGTTCTAAAATATCATGTAAAAATATGTCATTATTATCAAAAAAATATACTGATAACCAGAGATTACTATTTGACGCAAATATTAATATGGAATTATGTCGTAGTCATCAATATTATTTTGATAATCTTGATGATATAAAAGGCAGAGAAAATGGACTTTTATCAGGAATGTCCATTGGCAAAAAGAGTTGTATTTATAAGAAACCCTTTTATAACCAGGGCGATTGGACATTTCAATATGGTATTAGCGATACTTTTAAAAACCAATTATTCTCTGAGAATTCAGCGAACTCATCTCAATTGTTTAATTATCAATCAAAAGCTAAAACCGCAAAAAACTTCAAAAAAGAATGTCCCGCTGATATCAATTTTAAATCCCTCGGTGAATGCGATAGAGGTCCTTTCTCAACATATGTAAGTACCTTCGCAAATGATCACGATAACTGCGTATAAGATGACACCATTTACTATAAAAATTGATTTAGATATTATAATATTATATTGTTATAATACACAATGTTTTATGTTTCTGTAATTTCCGAGAACATTCTTAAGCTTAATATTTTAAATCACAAAAAGCTTAATAACATATCTAAGATTATTATTGCCAAGATGAAACTGAACGATGAATCATCATACAATGATTATTTTAAATTGAAGAATATGGTATCTATTTATGTAAAAGAAGAGGTTAAAACAATGCTAAATTATGATATTAGTGATATAATCAATGATTATGGATTTGATAATGCTGTTCATCAATATAAGAAAAATTATAGAATTTTGGATAATATAACAGTGCAAATGCTTGTCTATAATATTATATGCAATACTTATATTATAATTATTGATATGGAAAAAAGGGAAGCTGTTAATAAGATTATGAGCTATATTATTGCTGAAAAAAATAGAAAGAAATATATTAAAAAAGTTAATATAAAGCGTGAAAGTGATTACTTGATTGATAAAGTTAATAATGAGATTAAAGGTGATGATGCTAAGCTAATAATAAACACTATAATTAATAAGTTTATCAATAAAACTATGAAATCTCTTGATAAATCATAGTATTACGATAATCATCTATAAACATTCTAATAATTCTATATTTATTTATGCTCATTATTTTGCCCATATCAGTATTTATATTATTCATTAAAATATTAGTGCGATTTTCTATATTATTAACAATACTGTTAATATTACTCTGTTTTTTTATAATCCCGTATGTAAAATATCTGGATATTCCTATTGCTCCCAACGAATCTATACGATCCGCATCTCTTACACAATCCAATTCAATTGACTTATATGAAGTTTTTGAGCCATTATTATTAGCCAATTCCAGAGACAAGCTTACATTACAAGCTATATTTATAATATTTTCCAATACATCTTTGTCTTCTATTAAATTGTTAAAGAATGTTCTCAATACATTTTCTTGTGTATCCTCATTATTACTATTATATTTACTGTCATTTATATCGTGCGTAAGTGCTGCTAATTGAATTATAAATATTTGTTTTTCATTTAAATTTTCTGATATCGCAAGAGTCGTAGCAATATTTTTAACCCTCATAGCATGCTCAAAACTATGAGAATCGTCATAATTTTTCATATAATTTTTAGCAAAATCCTCTGTAATACGGATAATTTCTTTACGGCTTATATTTTCCATTATAAGCAAATACAAAATATATGATAACCTTTATATTTTATTCATCATTTTTTAATTTTATATTATAATTATAATTTCATTATTCATTTTATTTATGCTTCTGTTATTTCGTCTGGCTTTGCTGTTCTTGTTGCTCTCGTTCCTGTTCTTGCTGTTGCTCTCGTTCCTGTTCCTGTTGCTCTCGTTCCTGTTCTTGCTGCTGCTCTCGTTTCTGTTCTTGCTGTTGCTCTCGTTCCTGTTCCTGTTACTGTTGTTATTGGTTCTAAACGTATAGTTGAATTATTTCTTGGTTGTCTGGATAATATCTTTGATATATCATCTTGTTCTTGTGATAAATTATTTACTTCACTTTGTAATAAATCATTTTCAGACATTTGTTGTTGTCTTTTCCCTCTTAAAATAGTAAATATATTATATAGTTTCTTTATTTTTATAGCTAAATCCTCCTCTTTTCTTTTATCGTAATTATTTATAAGTTTTGCTGTTTCTTCCATTTTATTATTATTTTCTTTAATATTATTATTAACAGTTTTTGCATTTTTACCTTTAGCAGTTTTTAACTCTCTCATTAATTTGCCACTGTTTTCAAGCGATTCTGTAAGTGATTTTTTATTTTTTTGATTTTCTAATAAAATATTGTTTCGCATACTGACTAATTTATTATGTTCATCTATTAAAGTCTTTACGATTGATTTGATATTAAGAGATTGTTGAATAGTTTCAATAAGCAAAATCAATTCAATCTTTTTTTCTTCTATATTGTCCATAAAATCATCTGGCTGTACTTGGTTTTTTTTAATTGATTTATTTTTAATTTTATTTATATCAGCTTCAATTTTATTTAATTTAGATTTTTTTATGGCAAATAGATTATTTAATTCACTTTCAAGTTTAGTTTTATAATTAATGTCATCTGGATTAGTTTTATATAATTTATCATAAATTTGAATTACAGTTTCAATATCAATTTTAAGATCATTTATTTGTTTTTCCAGATATTCTAAATATTTAGTATTATTTGAAAAATTTTTATGATATAAGCCTGATACAGAATTTTTAATATTATAAAAGGATGTCGAAACCTTTTTAAAGAAATCATTCCCACCACCTTTTTTTTTACTTATTTTTATTTCTTCTTCAATTAATAAATATTTACTATATAAAATAAAACATATTATGCTTATTATTATCAGGGAGATACGTAAGTAAAAATATAAATCGTATTTTATATCATCATTTTTATCATAATCATATATATCCTTTTTTTTTAATAAGAAAGATACAACAAATATTACAAAAGCAATTTCAAATAAGGCTATTGGATATATTGAAACATCTATTTTTTTCATCATAACAATATATAAAAATATTATAGTAATTGTCCCAATTATTATACAAGTATATGACAATATTTCATCATTACTTATAAATTTATCTAACGAAGTTGTCATCTAATATATATATATGATAAAAATTATATAATGTCATATAATACTTTGTCTATAATACTTTGACTATAATACTTTGTATATAAAAATATTACATATATATTATCATATATGGATAATAAACTTACGATTATTATTGATATTCGGGAAGATTCATTATATGCTGATATATTTGATAGAGATTTAGATATTTACAAAGATAAAATAGATATAACAAAGGCGCCCTTAGATATTGGAGACATTCATATTAAATACAATGATATTCTATATATATTTGAAAGAAAAACGGTGAAAGATTTGATTTCATCTATACACGATGGAAGATATAGAGAGCAGAAGGCACGTATGTTGTCTATATATAATACTACCCAATTATCATATATTATTGAAGAAGATGATGTCGTATCATCTAAAATATATTCAAATAAATCGACAATTCAAGGTGCATATATTAACACTATGTTTCGCGATAATATCAGAGTTTTATTTACAAAAAATATATGTGAAACGGCAACTCTGCTTTTATCAATTGCCGTAAAAATAATAGATAATCCTAAAAAGTTTATTTCGGGAAATGAAGCTGGTGAGACTTGCTATACAGATTATATTAAGCTTAAAAAAAAGAAAATAGATAATATAGATGAGAGTACCTGTTATATTATGCAGTTATCTCAGATTCCTCATATATCAAATGTAATAGCAAAGAATATTGCTAAAATATATCCTACAATGCCTAATTTAATAATGAGTTTAATTCAAAATGACAATAAAATTAAGGAATTATGTAAGATAGATGGTGTAGGCAAGGAGAAAGCCTCGACAATTGTTAAGTATTTATTTGGAGACAAAGGAGAATAGTTTGTAATCAGCAATAATATCGCTAAATACTCTCATATTATTGATAATTTTCAAATCTCCTATGCTTTTCCTATCAAATATATCATTTAATATATCACACAATATGTTAGTTTCATGTGACGCTTCCTTTTCTTTATAATATACAAGAGCTGTATTGTATTCTATAATAAACTTCTTTACATTCAATGTAATAATATATTTATAATTTTTATCATAATTAATTACCTTTTTTATAATATTAATTGCCTCCCTATTTTTATCCTTACAATTATCTTTCTCGTATTGCCATATTTTGTTTATTCCATCACTAATATAAGCGGATGATGTAATAAGACCCGTCTTAATATTTTTAGTAATTTTAATATCTACTTTCAATGTTCCAGCTTCAATATTTTTATCTTGTTTTTTTAATTTCTGCTTCTCAATTTTAATAATCTCGTTGCTGTCCGCAGAAGTATCAGCTCTTTCTTCTGTAATTTCTTTGTTTTCTCCAGATACAGTCTTTGTAGAGCGAGATTTTGTTGCCTTTGTTGCCTTTCTAATTTTTGGCTCCTTTGGCTCAGTTAATATATTGATATATTTGTCAAATAATAGCTCTTTTACTGCTAATAATTTTAGATTATCTAATCTGTTTTTTCGACGCATTACATCCTGATACATCGGTTTAGTTTGTAATTCATTATCAACTTTCTGCCAATACTCTTCGTCCTTATCATATCCTGGCAAATGTTCAATACATAGGGCATATAATTGCAGAATAGGTTTCATAATTTGATTTGTAATATAATGGAGATAATCCGGAGTCAAATTATTCTCCACAATATATTCTGGGTTTTCTATCCTATCTCCTTGGAGAGAGTTTGGATTGTTCGTTTTTATATATACAAAAGGGATACGTTCATTGACACACGGGCGATTTCCAGGGTCTCGTGCTCCTATTCTATCTGCCAAAACCTTGTGAGCTATTTTTGAAGGATCCTTGTAAGACGCTTTGATGCTCTTGGTAATAACAAGCTCATTAATTGATGTTTTGCCTTCAACGAGGTCTTTCAATTCTTCATTGAGAAACTCTATTGAAGCTGCCAAATCCTGTTTTTTCAATATGATATCAATAACGCCTCCATATACTTTCTTAACAATATGAGCATTGTCTCGTCTTTTCAATACAATTCCCATAGACTTCTGTTTATAACTGTTAACATCCGTCTCGTAAAGATTCCCGACATATCTCTTTTTGCTTAGCAATATAAAAGGATACAGAGATTTTTCATAATTCAATTTCTGTGGTTTTGGCATTATTTTAGCAATCTCTTTCTCTACTATTTTTCCCATCTTAATAGCATAGGGCAAAGCATCCTTTCCCATAACTATATTACCCTCTTCATCCTTCAAAGGAAACTTACAAAAGATTGAATCAGTATCACCGTATATAACATCAGCTCCATAATTATCCTCTACAAACTTTTTAGCCAACATAATCATTTCTCGTCCAGTTGCCGTAGTACAGGCAGCAATTTCTTTCAAATATATAGATGATGTCCTTGCACCAATTTGACCATATAGCGAGTTTGCCGTGATTTTATAAGCAAGCTGTCGCGAATCTAATACATCCTGTTCAAAGCTATTATAAGTATCTTCAATAGATAAGACAGTATCTTTTAGAATATTGTAATTTTCTCCTGTATCAATATTCAGTATATTATAGACATCGCCTTTGTCTGTACAAAACCCTGTATATATATTTTTATCGTCTTTGATTGTCTTGTATTCTATTTTTTTTCTTGTATTTTTACGCTCAATCAAAAGCATATCCAAGATGTCTGCTATGATTCCCTTGCGTCCGTCCTTGTATTGTACGAAAGTACATTCTTTTTCACCTACTTTTTTCTTCTTATCACCTTTGCCTTCATATATATCATAATATATATTCTTATATTCTATGTTAGGATCAGCTACCCTATATTTTTCATCCATTAAATAGCAATCGTGAGAAAGATTATTTGATATCATAGATGAAGGATATAGCGAGCCGTAATCAAATACTACAATTGGGTCATTTAAATATATCGCTTCTTTTGGGTCTAAGACGACAGCACCTTCATAGCCGTCTTCCATATCTATGACATCATTATCATATGATTTAATTGTAGGAATTAGCGAGTTTTTTTCCATACATTGTTTGGCAATTAGAGAGAAAATCTTGATACCCTGTCCTCTACGGAATAGAAAATTGAGAGGAACTAAACATACATTGCCCATACCAATATTATTCTCCATTATTTTTAATTTATGTATGAGTCTATTAACGAGACAGCAATCTTGAATACAATACCTGGCAATTTCGCATCTATCCTTTGAATCTCCCTTAAACTTTGTAAATATTTCTTGCGGCTTCAAATCATTCTTATTATCTCCGAGGAATATTGAAGCAACATTATCCAATTTATAACTATCCAATTTTTGTTCTCTTTGCATCACCTTGAGCAAATCAATTAATACGACACCGTCCATATCAATATATCTGAGAATATTATCTCCCATAGCTGAAGAAGATAATTTTTGCTCAACAAGAGATGTTTTGCGAGTTATCAATCTGCCCCAGCCTATACTATATTCTTCCAATATACCGAGCTCTTTTGCTCTATCCCATATATATGGCATATCAAAACCAAATATATTATAGCCTACGACAACATCAGAGTTCAATTCATTCATCAACTCCTTCCATTTTATCAATAATTCTTTTTCAGTATTACAAGATACAACATCGCAATCCTCAATTAAATCACAGGTATCAAGTGTAATGATATTTTTATAAACAATTTTATCAGAACCATATATATGTGTAGTGGTTCCTATTTGAATAATTTTATCACCTTCAAGAGGAACCAAAAGCGTATCTAGTATGTTTGCCAATTTCATCTCTTCTTCATTTAACTGGGCAATTGTCATATTTACGTCATTATCTTCATCAGCATCTTCACCATCTTCATTATCCGCAGATTTTGAAACAGATGCTGATATTTTATCTAGAATTGATATAATATCTTCCATTTTATCAGCAAGAAGCTCGGGAATACTATCAATATAATTGGAATGTAGCTTCTTCTTAGCATATACCCGATTTATTTTTAGATCAATCGTTTCATCAATTATAATATCCTTTTTATAGATATTTTTTAACCAGCTAATTATAAAATCACTCGTATATTCATATCCAGCTTTTGCTACCAAAGCCAAATCTTGTGCGACTTTACTATAATTCTTTATAGCAACTGGAAAATCTCCGTGGCTACTAGAACATTCAATATCAAAAGATGTTATAAGAATAGGTGCGATTTTATTGATATCGAGCGGAATAATATCCTTACTATTTATGCTGATATTATAATCACATCTACACGAATCATGACCTTCTTCATATTTCTCAATTCTTACCCATCCGCAAGGTTTTATATTTTGAATATGAATATATTTAAGGAAAGGATCAATATTGCTCTCATAAGCCTTGAATCCCTCTTTTTCGAGAGTTTTCAAATAATATTTGAGATTATTATAAAGTTTCAATGATTTTACAGATATTTTAATGAAACGAAATAGCTTATTATTAGTGAAACCCCAGAAATCCTTCTTTTCTACTGTAGATATGTTAGAGAAATGTGATAACATATTATGCGGGATAATCTTCTTTTCATATTTATTACCCTTGAATTGTGCCATATATTTGCCATTTAATAGCTTATCTTTGAAAGCGCATACCTTAGCCTCAAAAGCATTAACACCAAGGTTTTCCCACGATTCAGGCGGTTTAATATAAAAGAAGGGCTTGAAACATTTCACGATAGTTGAAATAGTAGCTCCATTATCACATACGCCATATAAAATCATAGAATATGTTTCTTCAAAATCCTTATCTTTATTTCTATCACTTTCTGGAACATATATATCAGTAATCTGAAACTCAACAGGGCTTTTGTTAAGAGGTTCGTAATCTTTTCTCGGTTTATCCATATTAAATAGATAATGACAATTATTTAAATATAATTTTCATCAAATCAATTTTTAATTTATTATATGTAATAGAAGTATGGAAATAAATACAGAGGGATTAATTATAATAATTGTCACAATAATAGGAATATATTACATATACAATTATTATGCTAATATTGGATTAATGACAGTCAGGAGCAAAATAGATGATAATGAATATACAGTGCAGGTCAAAGACGATTCTCTTGAAGCCGCCAATTTAATAGCGAAGATAAGAGAGAAGCTTGTGATATTAATGGAACATTTGGAGAAATCCTTTTCTCTCAATGATGAACGCGTTAGATTATTAAAGAAGAACTTTAGACCCGACAGATTAAAAGAGGGTGTTGATACTCCTGGATATACAAGCTATTCTATAAATAAAGGTGAGCAAATTGTTCTATGTCTTCGCAATAATGATAAATTAGTTGATTTAAATACTATGCTTTTCGTAGTATTACACGAGTTTGCGCATTTATCAACAGAAAGCATAGGACATACAGAAGAATTTTGGGATAATTTCAAATGGATATTAGAAGAATCAATAAATATAGGTATTTATACTAAACAAGAATTCAAAGTAAAAAATGTAGAATATTGCGGTATGACAATAACATCATCGCCATTAGAATAATATTTTACCAGCTATAACAAGGCTATTGAGAGGCTATAACAATAACGAGGCTATTGAGAGGTTATTGATATGTTTTATAAAAACAAAATGGAAAGGTATTAAGAGAAATTAAGATATTTATATTATCATTATGATGTCCTAAAAAGACACTAGAATTTTCTAA